CCATAAAAGAATCAAAAGAACAAGCTGAAAAAATTAAAAATGATTCAAAAGAAACTGTGACAGCAATAGAATCGCAAGTTACTGTTAATGATTTATTTAATTCTTCTTTAGATCAAACAAGTTTTTTAATTAATGATGCAGCTTTAGGTTCTAATAAATTTGCAGATGCACTAATAAATGTAAAAAGTGAAGCGGATCAACTAAAAGAAAAGTTTATGGAGATTGGTCAAGGTATAGAACAAGGCATTGTTTCTAATCTTACTGACGCTGTGATGGGAACACAGACACTTGCACAGGCAGCAGTGAATGTATTAAATCAACTAAAAAGAAAACTTGTAGAGGTCGCAATACAAAGGGCTGTTTCTGGAATAGGTAATTTTATTGGAGGTGCATTAGGAGGCATATTTGGTGGAGGGGGTTCTACAAATCAATTTATCGGCAGAGCTTCAGCAGATGCTTTCAGAGCAAATGGTGGTCCTGTTAGTGCTGGTGGTGCTTTTGTAGTTGGTGAGAAAGGCCCAGAAATTTTACAAATGGGTTCAAGAGGTGGCAACATTATCCCTAATAATCAACTTGGAGGAGGTACAACTAATATTGTTAATGTTTCCGTTGATGCGTCTGGTAGTTCAGTATCAGGTAATAATCAAGATGCACAGGCTTTAGGTAATGTAATAGGGGCTGCTATTCGTGCAGAACTTATAAAAGAAAAACGTGCAGGGGGTTTATTAAGTAGGTAATGGCAACTTTTCCTTCAATCCAGCCAACATATTCTGGCTTTAGAAAAACAAGTTCACCAAAGGTAAGAACAACAGCTTTAGGTGATGGCTACCAGTTCAGAGCCTTATTTGGCCTGCCCTTAACACAAGACCCAAAAGTATATGATCTTACTTTTGTAGTGTCTAAGGAGCAATCAGACATAATAGAGGCATTTCTTAGAGCAAGAGTTTTTGATCAGGCAAGTTTTGACTTCACTCCACCAGCCGAAGGGTTTACAAAAACTGGAACTTATTCTCAAAGTGGTACAACTGTTACAATAACAATATCAAATCATGGCCTTGCTCTTGGTGATGTCGTGACTATTGACTATACATCTGGCTCTGCTGTTGATGGTTCTTTTGTTGTTGCTACAACAGCTGATGATAATACTTTCACTGTGACGGCTGCGGCAAGTGCCACAAACTCAGGCAATGTTTCTGTGACTTTATCTGGTGCTGGTAAATTTATCTGTAAATCTTGGTCAAAACAAATCCCATATAATAATAGAGCTATTATTACAACAACATTTGAGGAGGTATTTGAACCATAAATGGCAATCCCTACCGCAGAACTTCAATCTTTATCTAATAAATCAATAATTGAGTTGTATTCAATAACTCTTGTTTCTGCATTGCATGGTTCAACAAATGTAAGCCGCTTTCATTCTGGTGTGGGCATGAACAGTAACGCTTCAATAATATGGCAAGGCAACACATACGATAAGTTTCCAATTATTGCCGAGGGGTTTGAATATACAGGCCAAGGAACACTACCAAGACCGACTCTAACTGTATCAAATATTCTTGGTACTATAACTGCATTAATGGCGACAGCAAACGCTACAACACCATTTAATGACTTACAGGGTGCAAAATTTATAAGACATAGAACAATGGCACAATTTTTAGACGCTGCAAACTTCCCATCAAATCAAAATCCATTTGGCACCCCATCAAGCACAACAGAATTACCACAGGAGATATATTTTATTGACAGAAAAGCTGTAGAAAATAGAGAAATTGTACAGTTTGAGCTTGCAAGTGTTCTTGATCTAAATAATATTCGTTGTCCTAAATTACAGGTAACAAGAAAAGATTTCCCCTCTGTTGGTACTTTTGTGAACGCATGAACTGGAAAGAACAAGCTGCTATACACGCTGATAAACAAGCACCTAAAGAGTCATGTGGCTTGTTGGCTATTATCAAAGGCAAAGAAACTTATTGGCCTTGTGAAAACCTTTCAGAGTCGCCTGACGAGTTTTTTGTTATAGATCCAGATAATTGGGCAGATTGTGAAGATGAGGGCGAGTTGATTGGCATAATTCATTCCCATGCTTATGGTTCTGCTTTACCATCTGAAGCAGATAAAGCATCTTGTGAACATCTTGGTTTACCTTTTTATATCTATAGTGTTGAGCATAAAAATTGGATAGATTTTGAGCCATCAGGTTATACATCTGGTTTGTACGGGCGCACATGGATTTGGGGTAAGCATGATTGTTGGAGTTTAATTACAGATTATTTTTTAAATAAAAAACAAATAAATTTAAAATTTTGGGAAAGACCTAAAAGTATTAAAACTTTCTGCGAAAATCCATATTTTGAAAAAGTTTTAACTGGTTCTAGTTTTAAAGAAGTTTCTAAAGATAATATTATTAATGATGATGTTTTGCTTATGAAAGGTCCAAATCAAAAATTAAATCATGTTGCTTTATATATTGGAGATCAAACAATATTGCATCACAACATAAGACAGTTAAGTTGTAGAGAATTATATGATTTAAGATATATAGAGGCTACAAAAAAGGTTTATAGATATGAAGCTTAAAAAAATAAAAGTTTATGGCAAATTAAGAAAGTTTTTAGGACAGTCTTATTTTGAAGCGGCTGTTGCAAGTCCAAAACAGGCATTTCATTTTTTGATTGCAAATTTTCCAGAGGTAGAAAACCACATGGTGAATCAGTTTTATAAGATAAAAATGGGCGGTATGGAGATAACAGAGGATTTATTAAGTTTACAAAGTGATGAAGATATACAGATAATCCCTATTGCTATAGGTGCAAAAGGAGTTGTTGTAGGTGGTTTATTAACTTCTTTAGGAAGTGGCACAACAATTCTAGGTTTAACATTAGGGTCTATGGTTGCACCAATCGCAACAGCTATTGGTACAAATATGTTAATAAATGAAGCCTCAAATCTTTTAATGCCTAAACAAGATATTGCAAGCGGTGTTATGGCTGATAGCTTTTCACAAAATGATCCTACCTTTCAATCTTTTGGTTTTGGATCAATACAAAACGTAGCAAGGGCTGGTGTTCCAATTCCAATAATATATGGAGAGGTGTTCACTGGATCAGTTGTAATCAGTTCTGGGATTGATACTGTACAAGTGGAGGGTACGACTTAATGATATTTCCTATAGGACAATTTGCGGAAGCTGTGGGTCTTATTAATGATCCAAACTTGCCAAATGACGCACTTCAATCAAAACAATTCCAAACCTTAATTGAATTATTAGGATCAGGAGAGATAGAGGGTTTTCCAAGTGCTACAGGTAGTAAGGGTTCGACTGAATATAACCAAAGTTCACTTAAAGATGTCTTTCTTAACGGAACTCAGGTCCTACAACAAGCGGCTGGTACAAGTCCAAATGATGAAGATTTCAACTTTCAAAATATTACTTTTGAGCCTAGATTTGGGACTTCAGATCAAACAGCGATTGCTGGTATATCAGAAACAGAATCAGAAACTAGCGTAGGTGTAACAGTAACACAATCAACACCAGTTTCAAGGCAGATAACAGACACAAATATTGATGCTGTTAGAGTTACGCTTGGTTTTCCCACACTGCAAAAATTTGAAGATAATGGTGATATAAATGGTGCTGAAGTTGCTTTAACAATTCAAACCATAGAAAATGATGGCACAACAACAACTGTTATAACTGACACTGTAAAAGGAAGAACTGCAAGTACATATTTCAGGGATTATAAAATTAACTTACCATCTGGCACTAGTTTCCCTGTCACTATCAGAGTAAATAGAACTACAGCAGACAGTACAGAAACAACACTCCAAGATAGTTTTCAGTGGTCATCTTTTACAGAAATAATTAACGAATCAAGAGCCTATGCAAATTTTGCTCATGTAGCTTTACGTTTTGATGCTGAAACCTTTCCAAACCAGCCCAGACGCATGTTCCGCATCAGAGGAACAAAGATCAAGATACCGCATAATGGGGTTGTAAGGGCTGATGGATCGATTAGCTATAGCGGTACATTTAACGGAACTTTTAAAACAGATAAAGAATATTCAAATGATCCAGCTTGGATTTTGTACGATTTGTTAACTACTTCAAAAGGTTTTGGAGATCATATTGCAGAATCCTCATTAGATGTTTTTAGTTTTTTTTCTGCTAGTCAATATGCAAGTGAGCAAGTAGATGATGGAACTGGCACTGGAAATACGGAGGCCAGATTTTCTTGTAATGTAGTTTTGAACAGCCAACGAGCCGCATACGACACCATAAATAATCTAGCCTCTGTCATGAGAGCAATGCCTTTTTATTCAGCAGGGGCAGTAAATATAAGCTGTGATAAACCAACAGATCCAAGCTATATCTACAATCTAAGTAATGTTTCTGAAACTGGTTTTTCTTATTCAAGTGCAAGTAAAGATACAAAATTTACTGTTGTTAATGTTTCTTATTTTGATAATGAGACTCAAGAGATAGATTATGAAACTGTTGAAGATACCGCGTTGCAAGCAAAATATGGGATTGTTACTAAAAACTTAAATGGCTTTGCCTGTACATCAAGAGGCCAAGCGGCAAGGCTTGGACGTTGGTTTTTATACACACAAAACAACGAAGCGGAAACAGTTACATTTACAGCATCACTAGAAAGCGGAACAATAGTAAGAGTCGGAACTGTTATTAATATTGCAGACCCTATGAGAGCAGGGGTAAGAAGAGGAGGACGTATAAAAACGGGAGTTTCTACAACACAGATTATTGTTGACGATCAAAACAACACAGATTTAGCAACAACAGGTTCAGCAACCTTAAGTGTCATTTTATCTGACGGATCTTTGGAAACTAAAACTATAAGTGATATTACGGGAGCAACTATCACTGTAGATTCTGCATTTAGTTCAGTGCCACAAACAAACAGCGTTTGGGTGATAGAAAATTCATCTGTTCAACTTCAGACTTTTAGAGTTGTATCTGTTACAGAGCTAGAATTATTAAATTATCAAATAGTCGCTGTTGTTCATGATCCTAATAAATATGCTTTTGTAGAAGATGGTACAGCATTGCCTACAAGGACAATCACAACTTTAACTGCACTAAAAGATGCACCAAGCAGCTTACAGGGAACAGAACAAATAGTTGTTTTAAATAACAGGGCTGTAAGTAAATTATTTATACAATGGCAACCCGTAAGCGGTGTTACTGAATATATGGTTCAATATAGATTTCAAAATGAAAACTTTATTTCTGAGCGTATTACAAGATCAGATTTTACAATTTTTGAAACTTTAAATGGTACTTATGAAGTAAGAGTTTTTAGTTATAACGCTTTAGGTAAACCAAGCACAAACCCAGCAACAACAACATTCACTACTGCTGGTAAAACTGCTTTGCCAGCAGATGTGCAGAATGTACAAATAGAGCCTTTATCAGATCAGTTTGTACGACTACGTTTTGATAAATCAACAGATGTTGACGTTATTCATGGTGGAAACGTGGTTATAAGAAGTTCAAACCTTACCACAGGTGCAACTTTTACAAATTCAGTGGACGTTTTGCCGCAACTTTCTGGAAATATTAGTGAGTCAATCGTGCCAAATATTGTTAATGGTACTTATCTTTTAAAGTTTCGTGATGATGGAGGAAGACTTAGTTCTGGCACAGCAACAATTACTTTAATAGATACAAAGCCTGATGTATTTCCTAAAATTACAGTTTTAACAGATAGGGAAGATTTAGACAGCCCGCCTTTTCAAGGTTCTAAAGTTGATTGTTTTTTTTCTGATGAGGTTAATGGTTTAGTTCTTGGATCTCTTGAATTATTAGATGGAGTGACAGATTTTGATGCAATAGCTGATTTTGATTTCTTAGGTGCTGTTGATATCACAGGCGGTTCATATAGTTTTGCGAATACTTTAGATTTAGGAGGTGTGCAAACTTTACATTTGAGAAGGCACTTTGTTACTCAAGGTTTCTTGCCTAATGACTTAATAGACAAAAGGACAGCGAATATAGATACTTGGACAGATTTCGATGGTGCGACTGCCTTTGATGTTGGAGCAAAATTATTAGTTGCAACAACTGACTCTGATCCTGATTTGTCAGTATCAGCCACTTATGCAATATCAGGAACAACCATTACAATCACAAAATCCTCACATGGATATTCTGCTGGTAGTTTTGTAACTGTTGACTTTACTTCTGGAACAGGTGTTGATGGCGATTATGAAATACAAACTGTAGCTGATGCAAATACTTTTACATTGACCTCTGCAACTTCTTTAACCACTAGCGGGAATTGTACATATTCAGCAGAATTTTCACAATTCAATCCATTTGTAAATGGAACTTTTGTTGCAAGAGGTTTTAAATTTAGATGCGATATGGATTCAGATGATCCAGCCCAAAGTATTGAGATTGACCAGCTAGGATATACAGCAGAATTACAAAGCAGAACAGAAACAAGTTTAGGAAATGCAGCCGCATCAACTGGTGGATTTATTGCAAGCGGTACTTCCACCAAATCAGTGGTCTTTACAAATAGTTTCTTTACGGGTCAGTCAGGTACTAGCGTTGCAGCAAATAGTGTTTTACCTTCAATAGGAATAACAATAGAAAATGCACAGTCAGGTGATTTCTTTACTTTGTCAAACATTACTGGCACAGGTTTTGATATAGACATAAAAAATGGATCTAGCAATGTAAACAGAAACTTTAAATATGCAGCAACAGGCTTTGGTCGTGGTAGTTAGTGTTGGTTTAGGATATACTTAGAGAAAATTTTGGATTAAGAAATGGCGCAACACGAT